ACGTCGACGGCTGATCGATCGGTGACATGACGTTCGTGATGATGGACTCGGTCGGTGACTCCGAAAGGGGACGATAGTCCTCCTCGTAGTTCACGACCGGAATGCCCACCGTCAGAGACGGCACGCCGCTGATAACAGTGTCGGTGTACCCGTGACCTATAGACTTGGTCATGGTTACTCCTTTCTAGAGGTTTTCAACACCTCCGTCAATGGGGAATGATTTCCCCTGTTGCACTAGTTGACGCCGGATGATTCCGGGGCTCACTAGCGCGTGCGCTGAACAACAAGCGCACCTGCTTCGGTCCAATGTTGCCACGGACCGTCGCCCCACCCGACTGAAACTTGAGGTAGAGGAACCTCTGATGCACAGAAACGGCTGTAGTAACTAAATTCTACTACGCCGCTTGCCGGATATCCCGGCCATAAGACTTCCGATGACAGGGAAAGTACCCGTTTCAAGCTAGATACGACATGATCGACAGGAAAGTACTGCCTGTCAAAATGCATGTCGACCTGCTTGAACGTCGAGCCTAGGTTAATAGCCCAGTCTACGACAAATGAGTACGGAACCGCATCAAGGAGAGTACGCGTGTTGGGATACAATCCCCAACGTTTGAGATCGCGTATCTCCTTCATGTAGTCCTCAACGATACCCGCAGGCCACTTCGCATTCTCAACAGTTAGAGTATGCGTCGTGGTTATAGGGGAACCGAAGAGCCCTGCCTCCGTAGTGGTACGTCGTGAATGCTGCCGTTGGCTTAGCTCGGGATTAGAAGCGAAATCAAGAAATCGCTTTCCCAGAGCCTCACCAAACTTGGTAGCATCAGCGTAGTTGGGAGCAATCCCATACTTCGCACCTAGGAACCCACTAGCGAAATCTTTCGCCACGCGCATGACGTACCCAGAATCTTTCCTGGGATCACCATGTCGTAGCTGAAAGGCCAGTTTGGCAGCGTCACCCTGGAAGGAATTCCGGAGCTTCGCGAAGCCTTTGGCCATGTCGCCAGTGCGTAATAGGTCAAAGACGGTGAGAAGAACATCACCGTCCACGTACCGCTGTTGCTTGCAGATCTCAACGCCTAAATCGCCGAAAAGATCTTCGGCTGGGCTAGATGCGTAGGCCACCGCGATGAGTTGGGCCATTTGGCCACTCTCGAACTGGTCTACTATCCAATCCCTATAAGCAGAGAGGTCTCCCCCAGAATCGGGAAAGTCAGTCCATGGGCTTGTAGCCCCTTCGACCGACCATCCCCAATTACTGGGAGAAGCTATCAACGTACCGATGGTGAAGTTACCAGACGGAGTCTGGTACTGACCCACGGCATTTGGCGTTTTCACGCCAGACGTCGTGACGACACCTGTGACCGCATTCCTGCGGAAGATTTGCACAGATGAAGGCATCGTGTACGTGACACCGAACCCTTGATCGGGGTACTCGAGGCGAAACGGGGCAGGAATGCAGTAAAACACTGCATACTCACCCAGAAACGCTATCCCTTGAACATACTGAAACCAACCAGCTGGGCTAATAACA